CGGAATAAGTATACAATCTTTCAGGTAATGGTGAATTATCCGAATTGTAATCTTCATATTGTGAAATTGTAACATAATTTACAGCTCTCACACCATCAACATCCATTAATTCATATTCCAATTGACTTACAAAAATTGGTTGACTGAATTGCATTTTATCAATATTAAAGTATTCTTTTATTTTTTCAATACATAATAATTTTACTTCGTTTTTATTTGCATACTTATGAGCAACTACATCAAAGAAAACTCCAAAGTTAATTATATAACCATCTTGTATTTCCAAATCATCAGTTAATATTCTAAAATTATCAACATAACTTTTAATATTTTGTAATAAAAGTAAAGGAATATTATCAGTGGCATCTGGAAGAGCTGGTGTTCCAGCTAATGCATTACCAACCAATTGTTTTCTTGAATCGTAAGATAGAACAAAAATATTTATTGTACCTAAATTTGATGATGGTAAGTCTGTAGGAACAGTTCCAATTGTATTTGTTAAACTTTCAATATTTCCATTTAGTGAAGTTATTTGATTTTGCATACTTTCATAATCACCTAAATCAATTGTATAATTACCTGGTATTTCTGTTCCTCCTACTATTATATTAAAGTCTCCCACTGAGCCACATCCTTCTACGACTCCTACATCATATACACCACATTCAGAACAACCTTCAACTCCTTCTGCAGGAAGGAGCTCATCTCCAGTAATACATCCCTCTGTTCCACTTGCAGGGAATGATTCAAGGTCATCAGTACAACCAGGAACTCCAACTGTAACTATGGTTTCTGTAGTTTGTTCAAAACAATCTACAAAACTTTCATTCAAAATATCGTCTTCACTACATTGATAATCTTCATCATAAATATCATTTTCAGTACATTGAAATTCAGGAAAATAAATATCATCTTGACCTTGACATTGATATTCAGGTATGAAAACATCTTCTTCTAAACATTGATAATCTTCATATGTAAAACTCTGTACAGCACTTCCCAAGAGTGAAGATATATTATCAGAATTAAGAGTTATTGAATTTTGATTAGCTGTTAAATTATCTGATACTTGTGATAAATTATTTACACCCATAGTTGCAACATCAAATCTAGAAACATATACTTTTGCAATATTACCAAACTTAGATGGAATATTTAGTGTTCTAGCCTCATAATCTTCTTTTGTAACACATCTGTTTTGTGTTGCAAAAAACGCCTTTGACTTTTCCCTTATCTCATCTATAGTTTCTTCATCCATACCACCAACAGCCGGAGTTTCATTTGTTACAGAACTAATACTCCCATTTCCTGTTCCTGATACTCTAACTGGAGTTCCAATTATGGATGTTAAGTCATCAGACGCTACATTTGAAGATATACCTCCACCAACTCTGTAGGTTACAGTTAATGTTGTATGAATTGGTGTTTCACCTAACGTAGAAAATTCATCACCTTCAAGGGGATCAATTGAATCTGATAACCCACTTGTTTGACCAGGAATTAATATTCCAGCCTGTTCTAAATCTAAGTATCCATCATCGATTGTTTCTCCACTTTTTAAAACACCATTTCCAAATACCAATGATGTTGTATTATCCTCATTTGTCTCACGAGTAAATTTTTTACTTGTTCTAATGTATTGTAAAGAATATGGTACAGCTACATCTGTTGATATTGTACTTTCATCTATATCATAATACGCGTTGTTTCTAAAATCATCATTTCCATAGTGTGTTTCAATAGGAACAAACTCTTGAGCTAAAAAATCGACTTCGTACCAGTTATTACCATTCGTATCAACACAAGATATAATATCAATTACATTTGTATCTTCTATTGTTAGTTTTAAAAATTTAGTTGGATTTGTAATACTAAATGTTTTTGATTTTTGTTTCCCACTAATCGCTCTTACTTTTCTTGATAATAAGTAACTATCAATTAAACCGGTGTCTGAATTTGTTGATTGAGCTGGAGCATTAGAATCTGTAGATCCTGTAACCGTAAAATCTACCACATCTAATGTTTCAAAAATTATATCTGGATTAGTGTTTGAAGATATTTGTATACCAGATAAAAATGCAGAAGCTTGATTTGATACTGAAGATGCATCAGGATGGGTAGATCCATAATTAATTTGGTTTTCGTTACCTTTAACAGAACTAACTTCAGACTTAAAAGTTAAATCAACATAAGCCGGAACTATGGGTTTTACTTTATACCCAAACATTTTAGCCATGTTAACAATATTTCTTCTTTCTTCTGCTAAAGGTAATAACATTTCTTTATATTGTTGGTCGATATAAAATGATAATACATCACCCACATATGCATTCATTTCCAACAACATCATACCAGGTGATGTTTCATTGAAGTCCCTATAACTTTCAGGAAAATATGATTTAGCATAATTTATAAGAGATTGTTTGAGTTGACCAAAATCTTTGTTTAAATAATTTACATTTGAATCTTTAAAATCTTTTTTATTATATGATGGCATTAATATCCTCCAACACCACTCGTTTGAGTAGTATTATTATCTACTTGTTCTGATGTACTGGCAATTGATATTTGAACTGAATTTAAAGTATTTGGATCCTGTGTTATATTAAAAACAACTTCAATGAGTAGTTCACTAACATTATTACCCACTTTAACAATTATATCTCTTACCTCAACAAATGGTAACCACATCTCAAGAACATCTAATATATCATCTTGTATCTGTACAATAAATTCATCAGTTACTTGTTGAAATAAATATTTTCTTAAATTTATACCAAGATTTGGTTGCATTAATCTTTCACCTTGATGGGTGTTTAACAAATTTCTTATATTATTTTTTACAGCTTCTATGGTTGTAGAAGTAGACGCAAAATATCCCTCTTTACCTTCAGACTTTCTAATTGGTAAATCTAGACCAATGAAAATTCTAGTATCGTTATCTTCTATATACGGTTTTCTCGATGTGTCTCTTATAGCCATTTTATACTAAATCCTCCATATCTTCAGGATCTAATCTCACCTCTGTAAATGTTCGTTGTCCATCTATGTCTTCAACATCAAATGAACCTTGTGATTCGGGATCCTCTCCTATGACACAATAACCAGTACCATCTAATGCACCATCATCTTTTGACAAATCCATTCCAGGTAAAGTAGAACCACCTTCTAAGAGAGGTCTGACCGCATTTTCTATTTCAGTTTCAAGAGCACCTATTAAATCACTTCCACCAGGAACAATACTAGCAAGTTCGTTCAATTTATCTAATAATGGTCCATATTCACCCATCAATGTTTCTAATCCAACATTTACAGGTTGATCAGGAGTTTTTAAATTTTCTAATTTTATAGGTGCATTAAACTTGGTAATTGTAAACTTAGCATTAGTTAATAAATTTGAAATAGCTTTTGTCATTAGTTCTGCTTCTAACTCTATAGACTCACTTGCTTTTATGTTATTAATATCTTCTTTTTTAGATCCAGCAAGTTCAGCATCTTTTTTTAATGCAGCTAATTTAGCGTCTATTATGTCTTGTTTTAAACCCACTATTATCTTCCGTGTTTTCTGTTGGACTTTTCTATTGACTTTTCTAATACTTCACTGTAATCTTTATTTAAAAATTGACTCATTGGATCACTTGATGGAACTGGTTGTGTTCCATTCATCATATCACCATATTGTCTACCAACTAATTCATTCATTCTTGATGAGTCAAATTTTCCACCACCTAATGTTTTCCATTCCTCTGATTGTGCTGTTTCATTCAATACATCATTCAATACAGAATTTTCTGTATATGATTTTTTCTCAACTATTTTTTTAGGTTGTGGTTGAGATTGAGTTGGTTGTTTCAATTCAGTTATTACTTCACCTATTGCCATAGCAACTTCTTCTCTAACTATTTTTCTTATTACTGTTCTTATGTTTGTTTTCTTTTTCATGTTTACCTCTTTATCTATTTGGTTCAATATAATGATGTTGACTTAGTATATTCTTTAATCTATCGCCTACAGCTACAAGTTGTGGTGCAAGTGGTTTATATGTAGCTCCTGGAGCATCTACTAATGGTACTCCTACACCTTGAACTAATCCATTTGCTTTCTGTAATACATTAATTAAATCTTTTAAAATTGTAAATAATTGTTCACCCAATACCATCTTGTCCATTACTCTACTTTGTCCACCTTTTAATGGATCTCCTATGTACACACTATTTGATTCTATTATTAAATCTTCATTAGTTGAGATACTCATACTTCTACCAGTTCCAATGTGTATATCTTTAAATGATGATATATAAATGTCATCAGATTTAGCATTAAGAGTTACTCTATTAGAATGAATTAATATCTGATTTGTAGAAATACCATCAACTTTTTCTTTACCATAATCATAAAGATATGATGTAACGTCATCCATTTGATTAATAGTTGATATTACAGATTCCATAGGTCTTTCATTTATAAATTCACCTTGTTTTTCTATAGGAACTTTATCTGAGGCTAATTGAAAATCCATCTGTGATGGTGAGTGATAAGATTGACCATTTGATTCTTCAGAATATCTACCAAAATGTTGTGATATAGATCCATGACTAATCATACTAATTAAACCACCATCATTTAAAGTTTCTAATTTATTCCTAGAGCTTCTACCGTTAGACATAAAAATATATGGATCACTACTTCTACTTCCAATTCTTATACTATTACCATGTCTTCCCTCAAACATCATATCACCGACTGTTTCTTTTATAATGTCACCGTAATCTAAATCACTCTTTCTAGGTTTTTGAAGTCTTTCAAAATTAAACATTTTATTAAAAGCATAACTTTCACCTCTTTGACCTCGTCTAGATACATTACCAATATCTGTACCTATCATTTGTTCTGGTTTATATGAAGGATCATCATTCCATGTTGGACTGTTATTTGGAGTATTTAATGGTCCTAAATAATAATTAACTTTTCCAATAGTACACAATAAAACAGGATCTCCTTTTGATGGGAATTCGGTCATACCTCTAAATAAAGGAAAATATCTATATTCTTCACCCATAGAAGCTCTTCTCTTATATAATTGATCAGATATATGAGGATAAGCTATAATGGTGCCTAAAGTATTATCACCCTCATATCTAAAACTTTCGTTTGAATGAACAACTTCCACCGTATATCCAGGAACAAATTGGAGATGAAAAGGAATATCATAATCTTTATTCATAAATCCTTTAATACTATTTCCTGGTATTGTTGTAAATACAGATCCCATATTACACCTTATTAATGTTTGTTGTTTTATTTTTTATATCTGATAATCTATCACTTTCTTTTTGTAAATCATCTACCGTGTCTTGAAGTGTTCCCATTAATTCTTCTTTTTCAGCATCTGTTAATAACATTGATTCATCTGATTCACCTTGTGATTTACTTATAATTCTTTGTAGGACTCCAGCTAGTTTAACAAGATGTTCATCATTTTTTATTGATGCATCCATATATTCTTTAATAATTGGAGCAACCATAACCACATCATCAATGGTTGTGATGAATCCATGTATTTCTTGTATTAACAAATCTATCTGTAATTTCTTTTTTTGTGAATTTTCATAGATATCTTTTGTTAAATCTTGAAAGGTTTTACCTTCAAATATTTCATTATCCTTTGACATGTCATCTCCTAGATGTAGTTAT